TTTGATTTATATGCGATCTGCAGAGCAAGAATTTTGGGATGGTTACGAGAATCAACTGGTAACTGTATTTGATGATTTTAATCAACAAGCAGATAGTGCTTCAAATCCTTCCATAGAACTTTTTGAAATTATAAGAGCTTCAAATTCGTTTCCTTATCCTTTACATATGGCTGAATTATCTCAGAAAGCTAATACTTATTTTACAAGTAAAATTATTATAGTTTCTAGTAATATGGAAAAACCTAAAACACAATCATTAAATTTTCCAGATGCGTTACAACGTCGTTTTGATATCTGTATAAGAGTAAATAGGAAGAAGATTGATGGACAAATTATTTCAGAGAAATTTGATCCTAGTCTGTATGAACTAGAGTTATATAATATGTCTAACAATCAACCTATTGCTGATATTGGTTATAAGGAATTAGTTTTTATGTGTGCCCAGGAATATTTTAGACGTAAAAGTTTCGTTGATAGTGTAGATAAGTATATACAAGAACAGTTAGATGAGCCAGTTATACAACAATCTGGCGTGGTTTTCCCAAGAAGAGATAAGTATGGAATGGCTTACCCCATGTCGATGTGGGATAAAGCATGTTTCTATACTGAAAAATATTTTTGGGGAACTGTTTCTTCTATTAGTCATCCCTGGATGATGCTCGATGCTTTTAAAAATCAATATGATGAATGGAAGCATGGAGCGTCTCGATGGGATGATGATGAAGAAAAGAGATATCTGTTTTACCGATTAAATAGATGTTCTGATTATTTTAAACAAAAGAAAGAAGAGTTGCATCAGCAATGGATTAAATTTAAGAATGAACATCCTTATTTGGTTAAGGCAGGTATTATGATAACTGTTCTTGCAACTAGTTTAGCTTTTCTTAAAATGTTTTATAGTATAAGTAATAGTTTTAATAAGAAGGATAATGTTATGACACCAGAAGCATTCGCTGAATCTTATTCTCCTCAACAAGTGAAAGGCGTTAAAGCTGAAAGTTATTCTCCTATTCAAGTAAAAGGAGTTAGAGCTGAGGCTTATACGCCAGTACAAGTTAAGGGAGTTAAAGTAGAAGGTGAATGCTTAGTTAAGGAACAAGGAGTAAAGGATATTAATGCTGCTGAGATTTTATTATCAGTTGCTAGGAAAAATCTTTATAAGATGTATGAATCAACACGTGATGTTACCATTGGGCATGTGCTTTTCCTGAAAGGGAAAGTTGCATTAATGCCTAAACATTATATGACTGCATTTTTACAATCTTTGAAGAATGATCCAGATGCGACTGTTAATTTTGAAGCGGTGTTACTTAAAAGATCCTTTACTATTAGAATTAGAGATATGCTTAAGACTAAAATAGATTATGAATCTCCTGATGAGAGAGATGGTCCAGTTTGGAGTCGGGATTTGATGGCGGTGTCTGTTGATACTGCTATTATACATCCTGATGCCACTCCATTTTTCGCATCTCGAGAAAGTTTATTTAGAGTAGATTCAACTGAAGTTTTTCTGCCAATTTTATTGAATAATGATATTAAGAATAGTGACCGTGCCATTATGATTATTCGTCATGCACAGGGTCGTTCGCAATTGAGTAGACAAGAGAAATTGGCAGTTGGTGATGATGAAACGGCAATCCTTAGGTATATTCGCGATGCTTGGGTTTATAACTTAGACACTCGCGTCTCAGAATGTGGTGCTCCTTTGATGGTTAGAAATACACAAATTAATCCAGGAAAGATTTGTGGAATACATGTTGCTGGAATCCAAGGAACTGGCGCTGGATATTCTACTCCTGTTTATCAGGAAGATGTAGTTAATATTTTGAAGCGCTTTTCTGAAGAAAAGCAATTTGAACAACGTATTCGTATACCATTAAATGAGTACCCAAAAGAACAATGTCAGGTTCCTCAGCAATGTGAGTTTATACGACTTGGATCTGTTGATCGACCTGTGGCACAACCAGGTAAATCTAAAATAGAACCCTCTTTGTGCCATGCATCTATACGACAACCGCAAACAAAACCATGTGCACTTCGTCCCGTTATAGTAGATGGCCAAGAATTTGATCCGAGAGCATATAGAATTGGGAGATTAGGAAATATTCCTGCTCCTATTAATGAAGAATTAATAGAAAATTCTAAAAATGCTCTTGTTGATGAAATGGCTACTGTTATTAGTGCTGCTGAGGATTCAAAATCTGCAAACATTAAAAATGTTTATACTTTTGAGGAAGCAGTACTAGGGATTGATGGAGAACCATTTGTGACTAGTATTAAACGTAATACGTCACCTGGTTATCCATTTGTGCACATGAAAGGATATGAGAACCGAAAACAATTCTTTGGAGGAAAACAGGAATATGATCTGTCCTCTCCTCAATGTCAACATTTGAGGATGAGAGTACAACAAATTATTAGTGAAGCTAAGAAAGGTGTTGTTTTAGATCATATTTTTATGGATACTCTAAAGGATGAAAGGAAACCGATACATAAAGCACATAAAACACGATTGTTTGCAGCTGGTCCGATTGATTATCTTGTAGCTTGCAAGATGTATTTTAATCCGATTGTTGCTGTATTGCAGAAGAATCGTAATTGGTGCCATGTGTCGGTTGGAACAAATCCTTATTCACAAGATTGGGATGAGATTGCTCGCTGCCTGCTTAGGAAATCTAAGTTAATGGTAGCTGGAGACTTTGAAGGTTTTGATGCTTCACAACATCAACGCCTGCTGGAAGCAGCAGGAGAAGTTTTGATTGCTTTATCTCGTAAGTTTTGTGGAACAACAAATGAAGATGCTAAGATAATGAGAGTTCTCTTAGTTAGTTTGTTTAATTCCATACATATTACAGGAAATGAAGTTTATCAATGGACGCATTCTCTCCCAAGTGGTCACTACTTGACAGCTATAATAAATAGTATTTTTGTGAATTTAGCATTTTTGTGTATATGGCAGCTTGCTTTTAAAGTAGGCTATCATTCTGCGAGAATGTTTTATTCACTTTGTGCTATTGTAGCATATGGTGATGACCACATTGTTTCAATTCCGGAAAGTTGCATTGAAATTTTTAATCAAATGACTTTGCCCGATCTTTTTAAAAAGATTGGTTTGTCATATACGATGGAGGATAAAGATGCAACTGCGACTAGACCCTATCGGGATATCTCTGAGATTAATTATCTCAAGAGGGGTTTCCGGTGGGATGAACAAGAAGGAAAATGGTTTTCGCCCCTATCTATGGATACCATATTAGAAACACCAATGTGGTTACATAAGTGTCCCGATAAACGATTACAAACAATTGATAATTTGGAGTGGGCTCTTAAAGAGCTTGCTCTTCATGATGAAAAAGTTTGGAATGAATGGGCACCCGTGTTACATAGAGAAGGGGAGAGATTAAACCACTATACGATGCTTAAGCAACAGCTTGATGCGCGTGTGGCGTGTTTGTCTCAAAGTTTCGAGATGTGATCTTGCTAACTTAGAACAAATGAGAGGTTAATAATAAGTTAGTAGTGCTATCTCGGAGAAGGCTTTGGATATTTATCCTTACTGCTCAGGATGAGTCGTGGCAGCCCCACAATATCCAGAGCACCTCTCTCGAACCTAGAAGATTAAGTCGTCGATAGGTTTTAAATAATAGACTTGCGAATAAAAATAATGAAAATACATATAATAGTAGTTTAAGTAATGAAGATGCTCCTCCTCCTCCTCAGAATTTGGAAGAACAGGTTGAGATTGTGACATTTGAAGATGATTCGGCCGTATTACCAGAACATGTGCCGGGTGAAGTAGCACTACCTATGTTTGATACTATGCAACATACTGATGAGAGATCTCATTCTGTGGTTTCTTTTTTAAGAAGACCGCAGTTGGTGTCATCTTTTACTTGGTCGCCCAGTGCTTCCAGGAACGACAGCATTTTGCCTACGCAAAACAAATCGTTGATGATACCAACAGATACATTTACCAGTATGGTGCGCAACAAGCTAGACGGTTTCACGTCATTTCGAGCGACGTGCGTGCTAAAACTTCAAGTAAATGCTCAACCCTTCCAATGTGGAAGGCTACTTCTAGTAGCTATTCCGATGCCAACCCTTTTAGGAGGAAGGAAGGATTTTATATTTAAGCATGTAACATTGTGTCAAGCGGTGAACCATGTACAAATGGATATTGCGAAGCAGACGGAAGTGGAACTGCGTATTCCTTTTGTAAGTCCTTATAATTCCTTCGATTTAATTGAAGGAATTTTTGATTGGGCTGAAGTAAAGGTACTCGTTTATAGCGAGTACAACGCAGTAGAAAAGTCAACGGAAAGTTTGCAATGTCTTTTGTGGGCACATTATGAAGATATTGTGCTTGGTGCACCGACTTCATCAAGGATGAATAACGTTGGACCTCATGGACGTAAGTCTGAGGTCTATGGTATTCGAGACATTGATGGAGATCACACTGTTATATTAGATAAGGATAGATACGCCTATGCTGTACAACAAGCTGGGCGTGTTAATAATGCGAAAGGTCCTCCAAAAGAAATAAGACCAGCTCAGGTTAAACAAGCTAGAGCTAAAGAAGCAATAACTAAAGATTCACCCTTAGCAGCTTCTGTTAAATCTTTTGGAAACCAAATCATTGGCACAGGAACTCAGGTCATTAATGGAATAACTGGCGCTGTTAGTGCTATAGCCAATCTTTTTGGTTGGTCAAAACCTATTCCAGATGCTCCTGGGTGTGCAGTTCTCAATCGTCCGGTTGAGAATTTTGCCAATGCAGATGGGAATGACCATTCGCATGTGTTAGCTTTAAGTGTTAGAAATAATATAGAAAATTATCCTGGTCTGGTAGGCTCTAATATGGATGAAATGTCTTTTGATTTTATTAAAAGGATTCCACAGTATATTGATAATTTTAGATATACAGATACCACTAACTATGGTGTAATGTTATGGCAATCGGCTGTTTCACCAATGTATAATGTACCTGCAACATTCCAGTTAAATGCTGGTTCGGAGGGGATACAAAATCAATGGTTGCAACCTACGTCATTAAATTATGCAATAGCTCCATTTGCTTACTGGACAGGATCATTAGTTTACACTTTTAGATTCGTTAAGACTGATTTCCACTCCGGTCGTATTGAGATTTCATATCATCCGTTTACAAATGATGTTGATAATACACGAATGGAATATGTTTATAGGACTGTTGTCGATCTTAGGGAGAATTCGGAAGTTTCCGTTACTATCCCTTATATCGCGCCGCAACCTTGGAAGAAGATCGCCCATAACATTAATCCACTTAAACAGGTTGCATTATCAAGTGCAACAGGTATGATTTATGTTAGGGCTTTAACTCCGCTCATATGTGCCACTGCTATAATATCTAAAAATATTGAAGTATT